TGGCGCTGGGAGTGATAAAACAATGATCACGATCGACGGAAAAGAGTACGACCCCGAGACCTTTGAAGGCGAGGCCAAGGTCCACTTTGAACAGGTGGCGGCCATCCGCGAGCAACTGGGTCAGATCAGCAACCAAATCGGGCAGCTGCAGCAGGCTGGCCTGAACCTCCAGGTCGCCCTGGGCTGGCGTGAGCAATCGCTCATCTCGGCCGTGACGGCGTCTGAGGATGGCGACGAAGAGGCCGCATAACCATGACCACTGGGCGAGAAGTCAGCTCCATCAGCCGTGTTGGCACCAGCGAGCCCTTTGAGCTTCAAGTCGCCCGTGGGCAGATTGCTTATCACGAAACAATTTTCAAGTTTGGGTTCAACCCCGATGTCGATGAGACTCTGGAGACCATTTGGGCGGAGGGCGGACTCTATAGCTACCTGAGCGCCGCCACCGTCCTTAAGGTCTCCAGCTCCTCGACAAACGACACTTCTGCGGGCACTGGCGCCCGCACTGTCGAGCTTTTTGGTCTCGATGCAAACTATGATGAGATCAGCGAAACCGTCACCCTCAGCGGTCAGACTGAAGTGAACACCACCCAGTCGTTTCTTCGCATCTACCGCATGGTGGTCCGCTCTGCGGGTACGGGAGGCACCAACGCCGGGGTCATCTATGCCGGTACGGGGACCGTGACCGCCGGGGTTCCCGCAAACAAATACGCGACGATAGCGATTGGTGACGGGCAAACTCTGATGGCCCTCTGGACCGTGCCACGGGGCTATACGGCCTATGTCACGCAGACCGACATCACCGTGGCAACCACTCAGAACAACAAGTACGCCACAGTCTCGTTCTTAGCACGCCCTTTTGGCGAGGTTTTTCAGGTTAAGGACAAGTTTGCTAAATCCGAATCTGGACACAATCAAATTTACACTTTCCCCTTGAAGTTTGAGGAGAAGACAGACCTTGAGATGCGTTGCATCGGGGACAGCGCGGGGGCAGATATCGCCATCGCGGCTGCTTTTGATGTTGTTTACATCCAAAACCGACCCTTTCCTGCCTAGGAGCTAGCAGATGGATGTTGCTGAAAAAGCCCTCGCTGAAATTGCGGCCCACGAGCGTGAATGCACGCAGCGCTACGCAGCGATAGAGCAACGGTTTACCGACATGGGTGACCGCATGGGCAGGCTTGAAGGCTGGATGAAGTGGGCCATTGGCCTAACTGTCGGCATGTATCCCTTCCTCTTTGGCCTGTTCTGGGCCATGCAACGATGAAGTTCGACAAGATCAAGAATTTGGTCGGCGCCATTGCCCCCACCATTGGTTCTGCCCTCGGTGGCCCTCTCGGTGGCGCAGCGGTGCAAGTCGTCGCTCAGGTGCTGGGTGTTGATGCAAAGAACCCCAGGGACATTGAGCGCGCCCTCAGCGAAGCCACCCCAGAGCAACTTGCGGAGATCAAGAAGGCAGAGCTGAACTTCCAAGCACGCATGAAAGAGCTGGACGTGGATGTCTTTGAGCTTGAGACCAAGGATATTCAGCACGCCCGCGAGACCCATAAAGGCGACTGGACTCCGAAGGTCATCGCCCTGGCCTGCATCCTGTTCTTTGGCGGGTACATCTTCAGCGTGACCTTCCTGCCACCGGAGGCGAACAGTGAGGCGGTCATCAACCTCGTTCTGGGCTACCTTGGCGGCGTGGTTAGCGCGATCGTTTCCTTCTATTTTGGCGCCAGCCAGAAGCAGGACTGAGCCCATGAAGACCGGACCCGAAGGCCTGGAGCTGATCAAGCACTTTGAGGGCTGCGAGCTCAAGGCCTACTGGTGCCCGGCCGGCGTACTGACCATCGGCTACGGCCACACCGCCGACGTCGACGAGGGCGATGAGATCGAGCAGGAGGACGCCGACCGGCTCCTGGAGGCGGACCTGGAGGAGTTTGAGCACTATGTGCTCCAGCTCGTCGAGCCTGAGCTCACGCAGCACCAGTTCGACGCCCTTGTGGCGTGGACCTTCAACCTGGGGCCGGGGAACCTCAAGGAAAGCACGCTCCTGAAGCGCCTGAACGAGGGCGACTTCGATGACGTGCCGGCCCAGATCCTCCGGTGGACCAAGTCCGGCGGCAAGGAGCTCCCCGGTCTTGTCCGCAGGCGCGAAGCAGAGGCTTTGCTGTTCCTGGGAGAGGACTGGCGGAAATGTCTAGCCTAGCCCTCAAGGACTTCGACCTCCTCTCCGACAGCGAAAAAGCGGAGGCCATGGCCCTGCTCAAGCGCTACGAGACGCTTGAGAAGCAGGAAAGCGCCCAGAAGGACTTTATGGCCTTCGTGAAGACCCAGTGGCCGGACTTCATCGAGGGCCGGCACCATCAGATCATCGCCGAGAAGTTCAATAAGATCGCCGACGGGAAGCTGAAGCGCCTGATCGTTTGCCTCCCGCCCCGACATTCCAAATCCGAGTTCGCCTCGACCTTCTTCCCGGCGTGGATGATGGGCCGGCGCCCCAACCTGAAAATCATCCAGGCGACCCACACCGCGGAGCTCGCGGTTCGGTTCGGTCGCCGGGTGCGGAATATTATCGACAGCGACGCCTACCAGGAAGTTTTCCCGAGCCTCCAGCTTGAGGGCGATAACAAGAGCGCCGGCCGCTGGACCACCAACGGCGGCGGCGAAGCTTTCTACTCGGGCGTGGGCGGCGCGATCACTGGCCGGGGCGCTGACCTTCTGGTGATCGACGACCCGGTATCGGAGCAAGACGCCCTCTCGGCCACGGCCCTGGATGGTATATACGAGTGGTATACATCAGGCCCCCGGCAGCGTCTCCAGCCGGGTGGGATCATCGTCATCGTCATGACCCGCTGGTCCACGAAGGACCTCGTGGGGCGCGTGCTCAAGAAGCAGGGCGACGACTACGCCGACCAGTGGGACGTGGTCGAGTTCCCGGCGATCATGCCCGAGAGCGAGGAGCCGCTCTGGCCCGAGTTCTGGAAGAAGGAGGAACTCCTCTCGGTTAAGGCCTCGCTGCCGATCTCCAAGTGGAACGCGCAGTGGATGCAGAACCCGACGGCCGAGGAGGGCTCGATCGTCAAGCGCGAGTGGTGGCGGCGCTGGGAGCCGGATCACGTCCCGGCCTACAGCTATGTGATCCAGTCCTACGATACCGCCTACTCCAAGAAGGAGACCGCCGACTACTCGGCGATCACCACCTGGGCGATCTTCCAGCCCGAGGATGAGGGCCCGGAGCAGATCATCCTCCTCGACGCCAAACGCATGCGGGTCGACTTCCCGGACCTGAAGCGGATCGCCATGGAGGAGTACCGCTACTGGGAGCCGGACTGCGTCCTGATCGAGGCCAAGGCCTCGGGCACGCCCCTGACCCACGAGCTCCGGCGCATGGGCATCCCGGTGACCGCGTATACGCCGAGCCGGGGGCAGGATAAGATTGCCAGGATGAACAGCGTGGCCCCGATCTTTGAATCGGGTATGGTCTGGGCTCCGGAGCAGACTTTTGCCGAGGAGGTCATCGAGGAAATGGCTTCATTCCCGTTTGGGGATAACGATGACTTCTGCGACTCGGCGACCATGGCCTTGATGAGGTTCCGCCAGGGCGGATTTGTTACCCTGGACGAGGACTATCAAGAAGAGATGCGGCCGCTACGGCGAGACAGGGTGGTTTACTACTGATGGCTATTGAAAAGCGCGAGCTCGGCACGCAGGACGACCCCGATATCATCCCCATGGGGAATCAGATCGAGGTCTTCCCGGAACCCTCCCGCGAGGACATGGTGCGTGACGCGGCCATGGTCCTGGTCGCCGAGGAGGGGCTCCTGATCGACGACGAGATCGACGCCGAGCCCGAGATGCCCATGGCCGGCCACGACGAGAACCTCGTCGAGTACCTGGACCCGAGCGATCTCTCCAGCCTGGCCGACGACGTCCTGTCTTCGATTAAGGCCGACAAGGAATCGCGCTCGGACTGGGAGAAGACCTACGTCGACGGCCTGAAGTACCTGGGCATGCGCTTCGACGAGAGCCGCTCCCAGCCTTTTGAGGGCGCCTCTGGGGTGATCCACCCGATCCTGGCCGAGGCCGTGACCCAGTTCCAGGCCCAGGCATACAAGGAGCTCCTGCCGGCCAAGGGCCCGGTGAAGACCGAGATCGTCGGCGCGCGCTCTGTCGAGGTGGAGCAGCAGGCTGAGCGGGTCCAGGACTTCATGAACTTCTACATCATGAACGTGATGGAGGAGTACGACCCCGAGCTCGACATGCTCCTCTTCTACCTGCCCTTGGCGGGATCCGCGTTCAAGAAGGTCTACTACGACACGGTGCTAGACCGGGCGGTGAGCAAGTTCATCGCCCCGGAGGATCTGGTGGTGCCCTACGAGGCCCCGGACCTGTTCTCGGCCGAGCGCGTGACCCACGTCTTGACCATGAGCAAGAACGAAATCCGGAAGCTGCAGCTGAATGGCTTCTACGCGGACGTCGAGCTCAAGGGCGGGAACGGCC